CAGGTGCAGCATTTCAAATAAATATAGGATCAGATATTACAACAATTGGTAATGGATGGGGAGCCGGTGCATGGGGATTTTCTACTTGGAATACACCAAGACCTGCAGGAGTTATTACTGCTAATCCAAGAATCTGGCAAATAGATAACTTTGGTGAAGATATTATTGCAACAATAGTTGGTGGTAAAACTTATTACTTTGATACATCTGCATTTTTACCTTCAAGAAATACTAGAGCTACATTATTAGCTAATGCTCCAACACAATCTAATTATATGACAATATCTCCAAGAGATAGACATGTGATATTTTTTGGTACACAAACAACACCAGGAACAACAGGAACTTATGATCCAATGGCCGTGCTCTTTGGTTCACAAGAATCTATTACAGACTTTATACCGAATGCAACTAACACAGCTGGATTTCAAAGATTATCATCAGGAAATAGAATTGTAACAGCAGTTCCAACAAGAGGAGATATATTAATATTAACTAATACATCAGCTCATTCTATGCAGTTTGTCGGACCACCATTTACATTCTCATTTAAACAAATTGGTACGAACTGCGGAACATTATCTGCGCATTCTGCTGTAGAAGCGGAGAACGTTGTCTATTGGATGTCAGATGGAGCATTCTATTTGTTTGACGGGGTTGTAAAAGAAATTCCATGTTCAGTACAAGATTATGTATTTCAAGATATAAATACAGATGAACACTCTATTATTTATGCTGGAGTTAATTTAGATTTTTCAGAAGTAAATTGGTTTTATGCATCAGGTACTTCTACTGCAATTAATAGAATAGTAACATATAACTATCTTGAAAAATTATGGACAATTGGAACATTAGCTAGAACAACTTGGGCTTCTAAAGATGTGTTTGCAAATCCACTTGCAACTAAATATATGCCAAATTCTACGACACTTGCACAACCAACAGTTATTGGTTTAACTGCTGGTGTATCTACTTTATATGACCAAGAAAAAGGAACGAATGATGACACAGATCCAATCACCGCGTTCATTACTTCGGGAGACGTGGACATTGTTGATGGAGATAATTCAATGTTTATTAAACGATACATTCCAGACCTAAAAAATCAAGAAGGTGCGGTTAATTTTCAATTTTTAGTTAGACAATATCCAGGAGCAACTCAAACAGTTGCATCAAGTACACTTGTGTATTCAACAACAACTAAAGTCGACATGCGCGCGCGTGGGCGACAAGTTGCGATTAAAATTATAAGCACTGAAGTTGATACGAAGTGGAGATACGGAACATTGAGGATTGACGGACAACAGGATGGTTTAAGATAATGGCAAAACTAGATCAACCCAGACTTGCAAACGCTACACCTGAATATAATCAACAACAGATGGACCAGATTATTAGAACATTAGAACAGATGGTATTACAATTAAACAATACATTTACACAAGATGCTCAAGATATAGCTGAAGCTCAAACTTGGTTTATGTCTGGAAAGAATGGCTGCTAATGTCTTGTGATAATGTAAATATAACTACACAACCTGTAAGCATTGGAGGTAATAATACTGATGCATTTGGAAGATTAAGAGTTTCTAATCCTCTCACTATCTTTGACAGTAAGAATATAATGTCACAGAATAATTTATTTGATCCATCAACTGCAAATGGTGGAAGTGTTACTTATACAGCTAATAAATCTACAGTTAATTTAAATGTAACAGAAGCAGCTGGATCTAAAACAATAAGACAATCTAAAAGAGTTATGTCTTATCAACCTGGTAAGTCATTGCTTATTTTTAATACATTTGTAATGAATACTTTGACTGCAAACTTAAAACAAAAGGTAGGTTTGTTTGATGCTAATAATGGAATATTTTTTACAGCGGATGGAACAACACTTAAAATAGTAAGACGAACTTATACATCAGGCGCAGCAGTTGATACTGAAATATCACAATCTAGTTGGAATGGAGATAAGTTAAATGGAACAGGTTCTAGTGGATTTACATTAGATCCAGCTACATCAAATATATTATTTATAGATATTGAATGGTTAGGGGTAGGATCTGTTAGAGTTGGATTTGTTATTAATGGTCAATTAATTACAGCACATACTTTTAATAATGCTAATAGTTTAACAACTGTTTATATGCAAACGGCAAATCTACCTATTCGTTATGAAATTGAAAGAGCTGGAACACTAGCGGCTGGTACTTATACATTACAACAAATTTGTTCTTCGTGTATTTCAGAAGGGGGTTATTCTCCTGAAGGTTCAGAAAAAATAATTGGAACATCTCAAATTAACGCTGGAGTAAATCTTACAACAGTAAATACTTATTATAATATTGCAACCATTAGAATTAAATCGTCAAGACCATATGCTGTAATAGTTCCAGCTGGAATAGATATTTTAAACATATCTAACGGTGATTTTGAGTGGGGTTTATTTTTTAATGCAACTCCATCATCAGCATTTAGTTATACAAGTTTCGATGATAATGTAGAATATGATTTAACAACAGTTAATTTAACTGCAACAGGAACTAGAGTTGCTGGAGGATATTTAGGAGGCAAAACAGCACCTTATGCTTTAGGTGGAGACTTTATAGCTTTCTCTAATCAACTTGGACAAACAATAAGTGGAACATCTGATACTTTAACATTAGGTGTAAGACCAGGAACAGCTAATGGAGATGTATCTGGTTTATTAAAATGGTATGATTTAACATGAGCAATATTTATAGAAACGCATTTTATCTTCCAACAACCACAGCTAATACAACTGTGTATACGTGTAATGCAACTGCAAGAGCTATTATTCAAAACATTCAAATTGCAAACGAATCAGGTTCTAAAGTCGTTAGAGCTAGAGTTTATGATTCATCAGCAGCTACAACTTACATCATTTCATATGCAGCTATTACAGGACCAACAACTTGTAATTTAGCTAATGGTCCAATCATATTACAAGAAGGCGATGCGCTATTACTTGACAGCAGTGTGACAACTAGTGTAAGTGGTACTATATCAATAATGGAAGTAAACAGAGGATCATTAACGACGTAATGAAAGAAATAAAAATAATTTGTGATTCAGAAATCACAATTAAGAATATAAAGACCGGATACATCTATAAGGATGAAGCAGAGGTTCAAGCGGATCTAAATGCTAAACCTGAAGATATTAAACGTGATGTTAAAATTATAGTTCCAACTATTCCCTTATTCAGCAAGACATGACACTTTCAAATGAGTGGAGAAGGATGCAGCACTATAAGAATATAGGTCTGAAGTTTGATAAAGTTTTAGACATTGGTGCTTTTGAAGGTATCTGGACACAAAATTTTAAAAACATATATCCTGATGCAGATATCTTAATGATTGAAGCAAATGAAGAAAAAGAACAAATATTAAAAAACATTGGTCCTTATAAAATAGCATTACTAGGTAAAGAGAATAATAAAGAAGTGGACTATTATAAATGTTTAGATGGTATGCAAACAGGCAATACAATCTATAAAGAAAATACATATTTTAAATTTGCACCTGTAAAGAAAACAACCATAACTTTACCAACCTTATTAAATTCAGAAGATGGTTATGATTTAATTAAAATGGATGTACAAGGATCTGAATTAGATATTATCAAAGGAGCTGTTCCTATTATTAAAAAAACAACACATTTAATTCTTGAAACACAAACTCTTAATTATAATGATAAAGCGCCAAGACTTACAGAGATTGTTTGTTATTTAAATACATTAAATTTTTCATTAATTGATGTTATTGATGTTCATTACACTTTAAATAATACATTATTTCAAGTAGACGTTTTATTTGAAAGAAGAATAAATGATTAAGTATTATACTCCCATTGCAGAAATTTATGATTTCCTTGGTAAGTTTATTAACAAAGATATGAAAGTATTAGAGCTTGGTCCTGGAGTTCTTCCTTTTCCATATGCAACTCATTTTTGTGGTTGGTTAGATTCTGAAAGAGAAAAACTATCTAATTATAAAGTTGTTGATTTTTCTAAAGATAAGTTTCCATATGAAGATAAAGAATTTGATTTTGTTTATGCAAGACATGTTTTAGAAGATTTATATAATCCATTTAATTGTATAGAAGAAATGTCTAGAGTTGCAAAAGCTGGATTTATTGAATGTCCATCTCCATTAACTGAAGTATGTAGAGAATCTGAAAATTGGAAAGATGAAAATTTTAAATTTAAATGGAGAGGATATAATCATCATCACTACTTTGTTTGGAATGATGGTCAATTAAATTTTTTACATAAATTTCCATCTGTTGAATATATGAAAATAAATGAAGAAGATTACCTATTAGAACTGTTAAAAGATAAGTATCATTGGAATACTTATTATCTATGGAAAGATAATATAAAATACAAACATCATGAACATCCTAAAGATTATTTTTCACCAGGTAGTAATCAATATGCGGAATTAGTAGTAAAAGGAATTAATAATTCAATAATTAATGCTGGAAACTTTAAGAAAAAAATGTTAAAGATAGAGAGTGAAAGAAGTTAAAATATGAATCCTAAAGGTGGAACAGAGATATTAAAAGAGCAACTACTTGCTCAATTACCAGAAGAATCTATTGATGGAATTAATCTAATTGGTTCTATTTGTAATCCAGCGCTTGTTAAAGAAGATAAGATTAATGTCCTTTGGCAACATTTAAGTTATGATCAGCCCAATGTACAATACATGCGCGATCGTAAGTTCGTAGATTCTATTGATTACTTTATCTATGTTAGTCATTGGCAATATAATAAGTTTAGAGAAGTTTATAAAATTCCAGAATACAAATCTTTTGTAATTAAGAATGCAACTCATGAATTTGAACCGGTAAAGAAAGAACCATTAATTATTACATCAGATAAAATAAAATTATTATATACCTCAACTCCTTGGCGTGGACTTGCGGTATTAATTAAAGCTATTGAGATATTAAATAAAACAAGAAATGATTTTGAGGTGGATATTTATTCATCTACTAAAATATATGGATCTGCTTTTGAAGAAAGTGAAAAGGATAGATTTGATGCATTATTTAATAAATGTAAAAATACACCTAATGTTAATTATCATGGTTATACTTTTAATGGTGAAATAAGAAAAGCTGTAGAAAAAGCTCATATCTATACTTATCCATCTATCTTTGAAGAAACATCATGCCTTGCAGTTATTGAAGCGATGTCAGCGGGCTGTCATGTAGTGACAACGAATTACGGAGCGTTGCCGGAGACCTGCGGTGAATTTGCAACGATGATTGAATTTGATTCTAGTGGCCAGAACTTAATTGAACGATATGCAGAAACGCTAAACTCGGTCATTGACAATTATAGAGATAATTTATATAAAGACGATTTAGAAATGCAAATTAAATACTATAACAAAAACTATTCATGGGAAACCAGAATACAAGAATGGAAAAACTTTTTAAATTATGTCAGAACAGAAAAAACACGTTAAGCTATTTATAGCAACACCAGCGTTTGGTCATCAAGTTACAACAAACTATGCAAATAGTTTATTAAAATTCGTATCAACATCTCATCCAAGACTTGCAGTATCATCAGCAGTTCACTTACAATCGGGAATGGCTTTAGTTACCCAAGCAAGAAATAATTGTGTAGCTTATTTTCTTAATTCAGACTGCACGCATTTTTTATTTATAGACGCGGACATTGGATTTGAACCAGATGCAATTTACAGATTAATAGAAAAAGATGTACCTTTATGTTTAACACCTTATCCAGTTAAAGGTTATGGTGCTAATAATCAATTACAGTTCATTGTACATTTTCCTGATAAAGATAATGTTAGAATTCAAAAAGATGGCTTTGCAGAAATCACTGCAGGACCTACTGGATTCATGATGATTAAAAGAGAAGTATTTGAAAAACTTGCAGAGAAATATCCAGAACGAAAAACAGTTAATAAACAATTAGTAGGTAATAAAGTAGAGACTATGGAAAAAGGTTGGTATACATTCTTTGAAACAGCACAAGATCCTGAAAACGGATACCTTGGTGAAGACATTGCTTTCTGCAGATTATGGACTAATATTGGCGGTAAAATATACGCGGATACACAAACTCCACTAACGCATTTCGGATCGCATGCATTTCATGGTAGTTTAAACATGATGTTTGCTAAACAAAAACCGATTGACGATAAGCCAAAAGAGTAGTAAATTC